CCCAAAGCGACAACCCGCAAGCCAAGAGCTAAAAAACCAGTAGCCAAAAAAACTGTTGCTAAAAAAACAACTAAAGTTGCTAAGAAGGCTAAATAATGGCTACATCAGGTACCACATCGTTTAATTTAAATATGAATGACCTCGTTGAAGAGGCATTCGAGCGCTGTGGATCTCAACTTCGTTCTGGTTATGACTTCCGTACTGCACGTCGCAGTATGAATCTGCTCACTATTGAGTGGGCAAATCGTGGCATTAACATGTGGACTATCCAACAGCAGTCCATTACTTTTGTTCAGGGTTTAAATACTTACCCAATCCCACCTGATACCGTTGATCTGTTAGATCATGTTATACGTACCAATGCTAATAGCACCAGCAACCAAGCTGACTTAAACATCACCCGCATTAGTGTCAGTACGTATGCCACCATCCCCAATAAACTGACTCAAGCTAGGCCAATCCAAGTCTTGATTCAAAGAAATTCAGGCGAAACTGGGCCTGTATACGACAACACCAACACAGCTATTACAGTGGCTTCTGCGATAGGCGTGACAGATACAACCATTACCCTGACAAGCACAGTCAATCTGCCTGCTACGGGTTATGTTTTGATCGACAATGAAACCATCTATTACAACTATCTATCAGGGAATACCCTTGGTAATTGTTTTAGAGCACAGAACAATACCGTTGCGGCAACCCACCTTGTGGGCGCATCTGTCAATTTACAGCGTCTTCCAGCCATCACGGTTTGGCCTACGCCCGATGGAAGCACAACCTATACCTTTGCCTACTGGAGACTCAGAAGAGTCCAAGATTCAGGAACAGGAATTAACACCGCAGATATGAATTTCAGATTCTTACCTGTATTGGTGGCAGGTTTAGCCTACAATATTGCTACAAAAGTACAAGAATTAATGCCTCGTCTTGACATGCTGAAAAAGCAATATGACGAACAATTTGATTTAGCTGCTGGTGAAGATCGAGAGAAAGCTGCTGTGCGGTTTGTACCTCGTCAGATGTTCATCGGCGGAGGTTCTGTGTAATGGGCAATCGGTTTTCATCTGGTAAGTATTCGATTGCCGAATGCGACAGATGCGGGCAGAGGTATAAGCTAAAAGAGTTGAAGTTTGAGGTCATTAAGACTAAACTTTACCAACTGAAAGTTTGTCCTGAATGCTGGGATCCTGATCAGCCTCAACTGCAATTGGGTATGTATCCTGTGGATGATCCTCAAGCAGTTAGACAGCCAAGGCCAGATTTGTCGTATTACACATCAGGTCAGAATGGATTGCTGGTTGATTCTGTCAATCCTAATGATTACACTCAACAAGGACAGGGTGTCCAATCGGGTGGATCAAGAGATACGCAGTGGGGATGGAACCCTGTTGGCGGAGCATCAGCAAACGATGTTGGGTTAACTCCTAACTATTTGGTGGCAATAACGGCGGTTGGTACAGTAACAATTACAGGGAGTTAAAAATGGCTAAACATGATGACATCGCAGAAGACAAGAAGCTGATCAAAAAGGCTTTCAGTATGCATGACAAACAATTGCATGAGAACAAAAAGACGAATCTCAGCAAGTTGAAAAAAGGTGGGCTTGCTGGTGTTTCTGGCGATTCCATGAAAGCTTATGGTAGAAACGTGGCTAGAGCCATGAACCAACGTGGCTCTTCAAGGGGTGGATAATGGCTAAACAAATACCCGCAATCAAGAAAGATAGCCCAGCTATCCATAAAGCCGCAGGGAAATTCAATGGAACCGCAGAAGAGTATGCGGCTCCTCATCACATGAACGATAAAAAGTTCAATGCTGGGGCTATTGAGAAAAACCCTGATCATCCAGACATTGGCTTGCCTGTCAAAATGCCAACTCGTCATAATTGGACACCTTTAAACGGAGGCGTTTCAATTGGCATCAATGATGAGATTAAATCTGACGGCATCAAAACCCGTGGTAATGGCGCAGCAGAGCGTGGCACTATAGCTAGAGGGCCTTTAGCATAATGTATTACAGCGATCTTGTCACAGCCGTAAACGACTACATTGAGAATAATTTTCCAACTGTAGATCTGAATCGCATGATTCAGCAGACGGAGCAACGCATCTATAACACGGTGCAGTTGCCAAGTTTGCGTAGAAATGTGACGGGATCGATGACCTCGCAAAATCAGTACATTTCTTTACCCAATGATTTTCTTTCGGCGTATTCTCTTGCTGTGATCAACAATGGGCAATACACCTATCTTTTGAACAAAGATGTGAACTTCATTAGGGAGGCTTATCCAACATCTGGATATTATGCAGCGCCTGTTCATTATGCAATCTTTGGCCCATCATCTTCAAATCAAAATGAATTAACTTTGATTGTTGGCCCGACTCCTGATCAATCATATGGAGTTGAGTTGCATTATTACTATTATCCAGTTTCGATTATTCAAGCTGCGATCAATGGTTTGTCAATTTCCAACGGTGGTTCAGGCTACACAAATGGAACTTATTACAACGTTAGTTTGCTTAATGGCACTGGTAATAGTGCTTCTGCCACTATTGTTGTTTCTGGTAATGTTGTTACATCAGTTACCTTGGTTGACGGTGGTTGTTATTATTCTGTGGGCGATGTCTTAACTGCAACGTTTGGTGGTGGTTTAAACTTCTCTTGTACAGTTACTGGCATCAATAATCAATATGGCGAAACATGGCTTGGTGATAACTTTGACTCTGCCTTGCTCAATGGCACATTGATGGAGGCCATCACTTACATCAAGGGTGGAGATGAGCAGGGATTGCTGATGAAGCTATATCAAGAAAGATATACTGCTTCTATGGCGCTTCTCAAGAATTTGGGCGATGGCAAACTCCGTATGGATGCATACAGGGATGGTCAAGTTAGGGTACCTGTTGCATGAGTATTATTCAAACACAAACAACCAGCTTCAAGACGGAGCTTTACGAAGGTATCCACAATCTTTTGTCGGATACCTTGTATATGGCTTTGTATACAGGTAATGCTAGTTTAAACAATACAACAACTGTTTACACTACAAGCAATGAAATAACAGGGACTGGATACACCGCAGGAGGTATTCAGGTAACAGGGGCAACAGTATCCAATGACGGGAACTACACGGCTTATGTTAATTTTAATAATGTCACTTGGCCTAATTCTAATCTCACAGCCAGATGTGCTTTGCTATACAACGTTAGTAAGTCCAACCGATCAATCTGCGTCATTGACTTTGGATCAAACAAGACAATGGCAAATTTTACCATTACAATGCCCGCAAATACATCAACAACAGCGTTAATTCGCAGTTCTAACTAGGAGTTATCATGACCAATGAACTTTCAAATTTTGGAGACAACGCAGTTGTGACACTCCAAGCAAATGCCAAAGTACCTGAAGGCATGGGTATTGAGGGATGGTACGAAGTAGTATGCCATGACAAAGATGGCAATCTAAAGTGGGAAGAAAAGTTTCCCAACTTGGTGGTTGCTGTTGGTAAGCAGTTGATGTTGGACACGCTTCTCAAGGGCAGCTCCTACACAGTGGTTGGACCTTACCTTGGTTTGATTTCCAACACATTCACTGCGTCTGCATCAGACACAATGGGTTCGCACACATGGACTGAGTTCACAGCTTATACAGTTGGCGGTTCTGCTGTTCGTGGTACGGCTGTGTTCGGATCATCCACATCGACTGGTTCTACTCCTTCAAACGTGACATCAAGTACCGCAACAGCGATTACTTACACGATCACAGGTTCAGGTGGTACAGTTTACGGATGTTTCTTGGTGACCGGAACAGGCGCTGTAAGCACTCAAGGTTCAACGGCAGGTATTCTGTATTCAGAAGGTTTGTTTGGTACAGCCAAAACCACAACTGCTGGCGACACCGTATCTGTAACTTACAGTACGACCGCCACATCTTGATAGATGTTTGGTTTATCCGCCTTTGCCCAATCCCCGTTCGCAGCAACGGGTAGTAATTCTTACGCTTTTTCGATTGCAGAGAATTCAGGGCTGGCGGATAGCAGTACGCAAGCGTATGCGTATGTAAATTCCATAACAGAAGCCTTTACCTCCAGCGACACCAATGCAGAAATTGATGTTTTCTACGACAGCATCGTAGAAGGGTTAACAAGCGCAGATACACAGACTGTAAGCGCAGGGTTCTTCTTTACTGATACAGAAGGCAGCACCATAGGGGACTCCGAGTCCATATTGGCGCAGTTTAGTGTTTCTGATACTGAAAATATAACTTCAGCAGAATCCGAAACCCTTTCAGCTCAGTACACGTTTACGGATACAGAAAACTCTGGCTTAGCGGACACTCCAACAATTTCTGCTCAGTTTAGCGTTTCTGACACAGAAGGATCAACGCTTGCAGATACTCCAAGTATTAAAGCTGGATTTGTGCTTACGGATACCGAAGGCGTAACATCTGGAGATACAGCGGCTATTGCTGCGGCATTTGCAACTAGTATTGCTGAAAACTTAAAACCTGCGGATGTTATTACTGCCGGGTTGATAGTTTTATTCACGATCACAGAAAATGCAGGGATAGCAAACACGCAAACAATCTCAGCCCAGTTTGCGCTATCTTTGATTGAAAACTCTGTGCTGGTGGATGTGCGTGCTACGCAGTCTGCTTACCTTGAAAGCATCATCGAAAACTTGGTAGCAGGAGATTCAAATATCACGGTTGGATGGTTCATAATCAATGACAACCAGACGCCAAACTGGCAAAATATCAATATTACCCAGACCCCCGGCTGGACACTGATTCAAGGATAAAAAATGGCTCTTCAAGTTGCTGATAGAGTACAAGTTGTAAGCTCGACATACACCACCAGTAGTTTTACGTTGGGGTCTGCTGTCACCGGGTTTCAAGGCTTTTCTGCTCTGACAAACGGAAACACAACTTATTACGCCGCTACAGATTCAAGTGGTAACTGGGAAGTTGGGTATGGCGCATATACATCTGCCACTCCAGCGCTGGCTCGCACAACCATCTTGGCTTCTAGTAATTCTGGGAGTGTTGTGACTTTTAGTGGTACGGTTAATGTGTTCATCACATACCCAGCAGAGAAAGTTGTTATTCAAGATGCCAACGGTATCGTGGCATGGACTAATCAAGCTCCCGGTTATACGAACACGGTAACGGCTGCGGGCACAACAACAATAACCGCTTCTGCAACGTACTACCAACACTTTAGCGGGACAACTACTCAGACACTTAAACTTCCTGATGAAACAACCATACCAACAGCCACCGGATACATCGTTGACAATGACTCATCTGCCAACGTGACTGTTCAAGACAGTGCAGGCAACACGTTGGCGACTGCTGTACCCGGTGGTGCTGGTTGGATTTATTCGCTATCGAATAGTGCTGCAACTGGCAACTGGGCTGGTTATCTCTTGCCTCCCGGCAACAGTGCAACTGGCTTGATCACATGGGGCACGGCTGGGTTGAACTTGGCCAGCAGCTACATCCAAGGCGTGACGACATTGAACATGTCGGGTCAGTTGACCTCAACTGTTGCAACCGGCACAGCACCGTTTGTGGTGGCAAGCACCACACAGGTCGCCAACTTAAATGCAGCTACAGCCGGTTCTGTAACCAATGCGCTGACGCTTAATAATGGCGGATCAGGTGCAGCGTCTGGAACAACCTATAACGGATCAAGTGCAGTAACTTTATCCTACAACACTATTGGCGCATCTCCAGTTGCAGGCTCGTCAAGTATTGTTACGCTAGGAGTTGTAACTACAGGAACATGGAATGCAAACGTAATTGGTGTTGGTTATGGCGGTACAGGACTGTCTTCTACTCCTTCCAATGGTCAAATTGATATTGGTAATGGCACAAACTTTACAAGAACTACGATAACTCAAGGTTCAGGTATTACGGTCACCAATGGCTCTGGATCAATAACTGTAGCTAATGCTGGCGTAACATCAAATGTAGCTGGCACAGGTATTTCCGTATCAGGTTCTACGGGGGCAGTAACAATTACCAATTCAGGCGTGACTTCTGCTGTAGCTGGAACGGGTATTTCTGTTAGTGGATCAACAGGTGCGGTAACATTTACAAACAGCGGTGTTACTTCATTAACAGGTACATCCAACCAAGTGTCTGTTTCCGGCTCTACTGGATCTGTAACTTTATCCACACCGCAAAGTATTGGTACAACTTCAAGTGTCCAGTTTGGTTCATTTGGTGTTGGCACGGCAGCTTCAGGAACAACGGGTGAGATCAGGGCCACCAATAACGTCACGGCTTATTATTCTTCTGACATAAAATTCAAGGAAAATATCCATGATGTGCCAGATGCATTAGAGATTGTCTGCGCCATCGGATCTAAGATATTTGATTGGAAAGATGAATATCTTA